AGCCGCAAATTACCCGCATTTATGTTGGGGTTAGACCCCGACCGCAAAATATGTATCGGTTCGTATGCGGCGACAATCGCACGGGATTTTAACCGGGACGTTCAACGAATAATCGACACGCCCCGGTATCGTGAATTATTCCCCGGCACGTACTTAAATGGGTCGAACGTCGTAACGATGTCGAATACCTATTTGCGCAATTCCGATGTTATCGAAATGGTCGGGCGTAAGGGGTCGTTGCGTGTCGTCGGTCGTGGCGGTTCGCTGACGTCTAAAACCGTGGACGTTTCGATATTGGACGACGTGTATAAAGATTACGCCGAGGGTAACAGCCCGATAGTACGGGCGGCGGCGTGGAAATGGTACACGACCGTTGTACGCACCCGTTTACACAATGATAGTCAAGAATTGATTGTATTTACCCGTTGGCACGACGACGATTTGATAGGGCGCATTGAAAAGAGCGGCGAAACGATTATTGATGTTAAGTGTTGGGCGGATTTGGAGGACGTAACGCCGGGGGCGTGGGTGCGCATAAACTTTGAGGGGTTGAAAACCGGGGAACCGACCGAGATAGACCCACGGGAACCGGGGGCGGCATTATGGGAAAGCCGACACAGTAAGCAAAAGTTGGAAGCGCAAAAGGCATTAGACCCGGTGCAATTTCAATGCCTGTATCAAGGCAACCCCGGTTCCGCCGAGGGTCGATTGTACCAACCTTTCAAAACGTGGGTCGAAAAATCCGATTACGGCACGTACATTCGTTCCGGCGCATACATTGACGTTGCCGACGATGGCGACGACCTGTTGTTTGCCGCAACGTATGACGTGTATAAGTCCGACAATCTGTTTTTCAACGAGAAAACAAAGCGCATGGAGCCGATATTGTTTGCCCTTATTACAGATATGGAAATGACGGACGAAAATACGGACGTTACAACCGTAACCGTCCCGGCGATGATTAACCGGAACGGGACGCAAAAAGCGTGGGTTGAGAGCAACAACGGTGGTGCGGGTTACGAAAAGGTTATCAAAAAGAAAGTCCGGGCGATTACCGACCCGTTTTATCAAGGGGGCAACAAGGAAAGCCGGATAATAACAGCGTCCGCAATGGTTAATCAACATATAATTATGCCGTTCGGTTGGGAAACCCGGTACAAAGCCGTTTACGACCATGTAACCGGATTTTTGCGCAATTTCGGAGCCAATACGCACGACGACCCGGAGGACGGATTGACCGGGATATATGAAAAGGAGATTGTGGACGGCAATATACAGCCATACGCACACGCAAACCGAGGCGTAAGACGACGCAATTAGCAATATTTTTGAGATATGCAAGATTATCCGGGAAAAAGTTTATAACTTTGTAACCGAAACGAGGGGGCAAAGGGACAGCCCCGGAGAAAGTAACAATATTTTTAACGTTAAAAACAAAGAAGTATGATTTGTAAATGTCCGGCGGGGGCGGCGTTGCCCGATGTACCCGCAATTACGTGTTCGGAAAGTTTCGGACAGGTTCAGAAAGTGGCTTTTCAACGTCTTATGAAAGACGACGGAAGCAAAAACAGTTTTACGAGTGCAAAAGCGATTACGGCGTTAGCGTCATGGACGCCCCTGTTATCGGCGGCGGATAGCACGAAAATAGTTGTTTCGCCGTATATCCAAGCCCCGACCGCCGAGGCGGGAGCCGCCCGCACCTTTGGAGGCGGTAACGAAACGTTAGGAGGCGTCGAAGAAATTATTGGACGTGAACCAACCCCGTTTACCGGAGTTATCCGCAAAGCCCCGCAGGAGGTTATCAAGGCATTAAAGGAAATGCAATGCGAAAGTTGGGGCGACAATTTGGGTATCTTCATTTTCGACGAAAACGGCGCAATCGGCGCAATCAAGGGGAGTACAGACGGTACATATTACCCGATACCGATACGTTCGTTGTTTATCGGCGATAAGACGTTGGGCGGATTGGAAGCCCCGGACAGCAACGCAATACAATGGTCGTTTTTGCCGAATTGGTCGGACGATTTGGCGATTGTTGCCCCGGCGTTTAACCCGCTTACGGATTTGAAACCCGCATGAAAGTAATGACGGCGAAAGTTACAAAGGTCGTGTTGGAGTGTCCGACCCTTAACACGACCGAAGAATTTGAGATTAACCACGCCGAACGCCTGTTGCGGATGCCTAACAATGGCGGTTGGCAGTTGCCCGAAAAAACACCTTTTGAATTTAGCAAAGAAAATGGGATTAGATATAAAACGCATAAGAAAGGAAATAACGGAACCGAGGAAAAAGGCGACGATAAATAAAGCGGTCATACACCAAAACCGCATTAAATTTCACGCCCAAACCAACGTAACGCCCTTAATGTGTTTACCCACGACCGATTTTTTGGCATGGGTTCAAAATCTTATCCCGCACGATAAATTCAAAATCTTCAAAACATTGTTCCGTTACCCCGTTCGTACCAACGAGGTAACGGGCATTTGTTTTGATAAGTTAAGCCGTATTTTCGACGGTCGTAACCCGGCGTTCAACTATCAATTTCAAAACACGGAACAACGGGACGATTGGGAGTATTACCGCCAAGATGTATTAAAGGAGCCGGAAGTGTGGAGTACGAAAGGTTGGGAGTTTTTCAAGACGGAAATAAACAGCGTCTTAATAGTTGATTTGCCCGCCGAGCAAAACCCCGCCGACCGATACCCGACCCCGTATTTTTATTGGCTACCTATCGAAAGCGTCATAACCTTTGAGGCAAACCGGACAACCGGGGTTATGGATTGGATAATTTTCCGCCAACCCGATAAACGTATTGCAGTTATTGACGATGAACGATACAGAGTATTTGCAGAGGACGACGGCGGCAACATAGGCGAATTATTGGTTGATAACCCACACGATTTGCGCTATTGCCCCGCCCGTTTCTTTTGGAACGAGCCAATGAATTTGCGAGAACCGGACGTTAAACAATCCCCGCTAACAAAAGAATTGGAGGCGTTGGATTGGTTTTTGTTTTTCCATATATCGAAGCGGCATTTGGATATGTACGGGGCTTACCCGATATATTCCGGTTACGAACAATCGTGCGATTTTACAAACGCCGAAAACGGCGATTATTGCGACGGTGGATTTTTGAAAGACAAACAAGGGTATTACAGGTTAGACCAAGCCGGGTTATTGATGCGTTGCCCCAAGTGCGGCGACAAACGGATTACCGGGGCGGGTTCCTTTGTTGAAATACCGATACCGGACGGGGACAAACAACCCGATTTGCGGAACCCGGTACAAATGTTGACCGTTGACCGTACAAGTTTGGATTATAACGTTGAGGAAGAAAAGCGATTGCGGGAAAACATTATTACCGCCGTCGTCGGACAAAACGAGGAAGTAACCCAACGGGAGGCATTCAACGAACAACAGGTTAAAGCCGCATTTGAGAGCCAAAGCACGGTATTAAACCGAGTGAAAAAAGGCTTTGAAGCCGCCCAACAGTTCGTCGATGAAACGGTTTGCCGATTGCGATACGGCAATATGTTCGTATCTGCAAAAGTCAATTACGGCACGGAGTTCTATTTGTACGACGCAAGCGAGTTGCGGAGCCGTTACAAGTCGGCAAAGGAAAGCGGCGCAAGTGAGGCAGAATTGGACGCCCTACAAAATCAGATTATCGAAACGGAGTACCGGAACAACCCAACCCAATTGCAACGTATGTTGATATTGGCAGAATTGGAGCCGTACCGCCATTTGACCCGGAACGAGGTATTGGATTTGTACGGGCGTAACTTAATCCCGGAGAATGAATTGCGTATAAAGTTGAATTTCGCTAACTTTATCCGCAGGTTTGAACGGGAGAATACAAATATTTTGGAGTTTGGAACGCAAATACCATTCGACCAAAAGATTTCAGTAATAACAAGTAAATTTAACGAGTATGCACGTAAAAACAGCAACCCAGGGTAAAACAAAGGACGTCGCAATTACCGACGTCACCCCCGAAAACTACATTGTACCGAGCAACGAACAACATTTGTATCATTGCATTATTGAGGTGCGCAAGTTTGACAGCGAAACGGGCAAACGCTTATCCGTTCCCCGTATCCAAAAGTTCGGCAAAAAGTCCTTTGAAAACGGCATTTTGGACGCACTGAAAAAACAGGGTTACACGATTACCGTATTGCACGACCCCAACGAGTACGTCAAGGCGCAAGCCGAGGAAAAAGCGGCACGAACCGCCGCACAGCAGAAAGCCGCCGAGGAAAAAGCCGCCGCCGATGCACAGGCAAAGGCAGAAGCCGAGGCGAAAGCCAAAGCCGAGGAAAAAGCGGCGTTAAAGGCTGAAATTTTGGCGGAATTGAAAGCGGCGGGAGTTATCCCGGCGGAACCCGCCAAAGAAACCAAAGCCGATGCAAAGGCAAAGGCAGAAGCCGAGGACAAACCCGGAGCGAAAAAGTAACAGAGTATTAAACTATTAAAAATACGATTATGGCACAGATTGCACAGCAGGACAATTTGGTTATTGAAGTAACAACAACCGCCGCCGCATTGGATGGCGCAACAAAGAAAAAGTTGATTGAATGTATTGAGGGCGGAACAATTACCGACGTAATTTTGGTAACAAAAGAGGCTGAAAAGAAAATCAGCCATGCCCGTGTTGTTAGTTGGTTGGTTGACACAACCGGGGATTCCCCAAAATACACAATTGTTATTATTAACGCAAACAGCGGAGCTGTAGCAGCAATCGCACTTAATTAATTCAAAGGGTAAGAATATTATGTTAACGAGAGAAATTTTAATTGCAAATGCGGCTTTGTCCGGTTTGACGGACGAACAAATTGCGGCAATTACAACATTGTCCGCCAACGATGAAAATAGCGTTATCGCCAAAAAGACGGGCGAAATTTACGGCGGATTGGATGCCGATATTTTGGCGGCGTCCGGTATCGCAAAGAACGGAACCGAAAAGACGTTTGATTACGCAAAACGTGTGGTCGCCGAGTTCAAAACCAAAGCGGAAAGCGCAAGCGCATTGCAAACCCAAATCGACAGTCTGACGAAAGAAAAGGCACGTTTGGAAAAGGCAATTGCCGACGGTGCGACCGATGCGGAAACGGCAAAGGCGTTGAAACAGGCGAAAGCCGATTTAACGGCGGTAACAACGCAGTTTAACGACCTCAAAAGCAAGTACGATGAAGCCGAAAAGAAATTCCAAACGGAGTTGTTCGGCGTTCGTATCGAGGGTGCATTGCAGACCGCAACCGCCGGGTTGAAATTCAAACCGGGATTGCCCGAAAGCGCAACAAAGGTTTTGTTAGCGCAAGCAATCGACAAAATTAAGGGTATGAACCCCGAATATATCGACGACGGAAAAGGCGGTAAAATCCTTGCTTTTAAGGACGAAAGCGGCGCAATTATGCGTAACCCGAACAATCAGTTGAACCCGTACACCCCCGGCGACCTGTTGGCAAAGGAATTGGAAACAATGGGTATTTTGGATAAGGGACGCCAAGCCGGAGGCGGCGGAACGGTTCCCCCGGCGGGCGGTTCCGGCGGTGGTGGCGGAACAACCATTGACATAACGGGCGCAAAAACCCGTGTCGAGGCTTACGAAGCAATCGCCGCAAACCTTATGGCGCAGGGTTTAACGGCGGGTTCCGAAAAGTTCGACGCCGCAATGAAACAGGCATGGCAGGACAACAATATTGCCGCATTGCCGGAAAAGTAAACAATCACGGGTAAAGGGTAAACCCGCATTTAATAACAATTAAATTTTTAACATTATGTCATTAGTAGCAACAAGATTGCAAAATTGGCGGATTGAAAACCCGGAATTAGACCGTAATATGACCCGCCCGTGTGAGTATGGCGCATTGGATTTTTTCATTGAGCAAACCAACGCCCCGTCCTCAATCATTAACCCCAATTTGCGTGACCGTGCGTTTGCGTCCATTGGTAACACGGTACAAGTACCCGTTATCAATTACGACGGCGATGTACAGGTTAGCAATGTCCGTTCGTGCGTTATCGCTGACGATGAAAATACGTCCGCATTGGTAACGGTTGTTTGGGCGACTTATGCCATTGGCTTTACAATGGTCCCCGCCGCCTACATGAACAACGAAATTTCCTACGAACACGACTTTTTGCGCAAAATGGAAAAGACGTGCCGGGCTTTGGCGGACAAATTGGACGTCGGAGCCGTTGCCGCATTGGAGGCAAACAAAACACAGGTGTTCAAAACGTTGCTTAACTACACGCAGGCGGGCAACGTGGTACAGGTTCCAACCCAAATGGCGACCGAGATTTTGGGCGATATTAACCCGATTATGCGGGCTAACTGTTACCCGGAATATATCCACATTATCGCCAACGCCGGGGTTGATAGCCTTATCCGTAAACTTGCGCAACATGGCGTTTACAACGACGTAAACAAGCGCATGGAGTACGACAACAAGGTTTTGCACTACACGAACAACGTAACCGACGAAGCGGGCAAAATGGGAACCATGTTTGCCGTTGCTGACGGTAATGTTGGTATCCTTACCCGTGTTGACCGTGAGGCATTGCGCCGCACCCGTGCGAATTTCCACGAATGGGACGTTGTACGTTTGCCGTACATTGATTTGCCCGTTGGTTCGCACTATTACACCGCCGTTGGCGACCAGTCCGCAATCATGGGCGCCGCAACCGCCGATTTGACGTGCGCCGTTAAGGAGTATTTCGGATTTTCCGTTGACGTGGCGTATATGGTTGCTTACAACAGCAACCCGGATACTGTGGCAAACCCGATTATCAAAGCCGAGATTGCCGCCCGCAATCCAAACGAACCGTTGGGTATGCCTGTATATGTAACCAACGCCGGGGAATTTCCCGCCGGAGGTGGCGCATAACGCCGGAGCATAACGAATTGTTAAACCGAGGGGACGGGGTGGTTATCCCCGCCCCCTTATTTATTTCAAACGCAGATGTATCGATTAAAAGAAATACAGGACGCATTATTGCACGTCGTCGGGTGGGAACAATCATACGACCCGGCAAAGGCGATAGACGACAATTTAACGCAGACGGAAAGCGGTTTGACGTTTCAAGGTGCGCACCCCCTTGTTACTTTGGATAATGTCCGGGCAATCGTCCCGGATGATTTCGTTTTTCAATATCCGGTTTGGAATATGATACCGGAATACAAAACAGGTGCGAAAGTGCGACACAATGGCAAAGTATGGATTGCCCGCCGGGACAACCAAAATGTCGAACCCGTCGCAAGTGATTTTAACGACGATTTCAACAACGATTATGGAAACCCGGATTGGGGCGAATACAACTATTTATCCGACTATTTGGAAAGGTTGACCCGTAACGGTATCGCCCAAATGGTACAAACATTCACGCAAATAAAGGGATTGGATAAGGAAACAAAGAACCTATTGGAACGGCGCACGTTCTTTGACGGTGCGGGACGTATCCGGGCGACGTTGCCGAATAATCATAAATTAGTCGGGTTTGAAATTGTCCCGGTTCGTTCTATGGGCGTAACAATGAAAATCGAACAAATCGGGTTGCAAATGACGGGCGCAACCGGGGTTGTTCGTATGTATCTTTTCCATTCGTCCCAAATTGACCCGATAAAGACGTTTGATTTGAATTTTACGCAGACAAACGGCGGTTTTCAATGGTTCCCGTTGAAAGATTGTTATTTGCCGTATATCAGTACCGGAAACAACGCCGGGGGGTCGTGGTTCCTTTGTTACAACCAAAACGATTTGCCCGCCGGGATGCAGGCAATTAACATGACAAAGGATTGGAGCCGGGAGCCGTGCGGGACGTGTACGGGTTACGTTGATTTGGAGCGTTGGCGGGAAATAACCAAGTATTTACAGGTATCCCCGTTTATGATGAACGCCCCGGAAACATTCGACGAATACCCGGAGTTGTGGGATATTGCGTTGACGATGTACACCAATACGCAGAATTACGGGTTGAATTGCGAAATAACCGTTGGTTGCGACCTAACGGATTTTATCATTAAGGAAAGGCAAATTTTCCAAACGGTTATCCAACGACAGGTCGCCGCAATCATGTTGCGCACGTTGGCAATGAACCCCGATGTTAAGGTAAACCGGAACCAAGTAAACGCAACCCGGTTGGAAATTCTTTACGAATTGGACGGCAACGTTGAGGGTCGCCCCGGCGGTTTGGGTTATGACCTTAAAAAAGCATACGAGGCGTTGCGGTTGGATACGCAGGGTATCGACCGTATTTGCCTTACTTGTAATAACCACGGTGTAAAATACCGGACAACGTAAGATTATGGCGGGGTTAAAGTCAATACAGGATTTACGCAACCGGGTTGCCACGTTCAACAACGGGTTATCGTCCGGCGCATACATTCAACAAATCATTTGGGACAATGACGCCTATATTGTTGATATGAATGCCGAGGAACAATTGTTTGAACAAGGTATTAACCGTTTGGGCGTGGATATTATGGATTACGCCCCGTATTCGCCGTTGACGATAGCCATAAAGGAGGAAAAGGGACAACCGACAAACCGGGTAACGTTACGGGATACCGGGGATTTTGAAGCGTCGTTTTTTTTGGAAGTCGGCGACAAACAGTTTGAAATAAAAGCGTCGGATTTCAAAACGGAGGACTTAATAAAAAAGTACGGGCGGCAAATATTGGGATTGACGGACGAAAATATTGCGGCGTTGATTTGGCAATATATATTCCCGGACTTAATGAAGAAAGCAAAAAACGTATTATATGGCAACGAATAAGAGAACAACCCCTATAATTCCCAACCCGGTTTTAATCGACCGGGTTTTGGGGAACATACAAACCGGGTTAATGGATAACGTCGATTGGTTGGACATCGCATTTGGGCGGGCGCAACGTATCGCCAAAGTGATACAGGGCAAACGCTATTATACCCCGAACGTATATGCGGGCGGGACGGAATGGAGAGGCGACAATGATTATATCGACGTTTCCCCGGATGCCAATATTGGCAATTTTTCGTTCTTTTGGATAGACGACCCGCAAACGGTCGGTTGGGTTCCCAAAGAGCAAAGCGAGATTAAAGCCCCGTTTTCCCTTATTGTTTGGTTCGATTTGCGCAAGGTTTACCCCGGTCAACTCAACAACCGGAATACCGAGGCATTGAAGAACGAAATATTGACCGTCCTAAATGGCGGTTTTTGGCTGAAAGACGGGACGATTGTAATAAACCGGATTTATGAGTTGGCGGAAAACGTGTACCGTGGGTTTACGTTGGACGAAATAGATAATCAATTTTTAATGCACCCGTTCGGCGGTTTTCGCTTTGAGGGTGTATTGTCAGTTAATCAACCTTGTAACATTTAACGATATGGTAACTTTCATTATTTGGGTTTTGGTCGTGGCAACCGTGGCGGCGTTCCTGTTGACCCTGTTAAAAAAGTGGGGCGTTATTGAGTACGTCCAAGTTCACGGCAACGACTTTTTTGTTAAGATGTTCAATTGCGGCTTTTGCTTATCATGGTGGGCGGGGGTCGTTTTGTCCGTCCTGTTTGCTATATGCACCGGGAACCCGGCATTGTTATTGGTCCCGTTTTGTTCAACAGTCATAACCCGCATACTCTTATGAAAACGACAAAGATAGGGGAACGGGCGGTTGTGTTGTACGATAGTATCGACGAATTGCCGATTTTGCGATTTCACGCATATAACAAAATGTTGCTTATCGACGCCGGGGTTGGGTCGGATTTGAACGATTGGGATGCGCATATTGAAAAGGCAATCCGGTTTATCCGAAAGGAAAAGCCGGATTTGGCGGAAAAGGAATTGGATAATTTGCGGCAAAACGTTTATTTCGTCCAATCCGCCATATCGCCAAAGTATTTGGCGTTTGCCTGTTTGGTTAAGTCAGTGGACGGAACCGAATACAACGATATGACGGCGGACGGTTTGCAAAAGGTATTGGATTTATTCGCCGATGCGCCGAACGCCGAGTTGACCGCCCAATTGGAAGCGGTCAAAAAAAAAATAGATAAAGAATTGCAATTGTATTTTCCTAAACTATTCGACGACGCCACGGTTAAAGAGTATTACGACCAATTGAAGCAACGCACGATGTTAATGTTGGATGCGATAATAAAGGGGGACGAAAGCGACAAACGAGAAGAAATAGACCATATTACGACGTTGTTGTTGACTTATACAAAACCCAAATCGTTTAGCGGGTCGGATAGCGTGGAAATACAATACGACAAGCAGTTTGAAAATATGTGTTTGATGTTGTCCCAACATTTGCACGTAAACCCAAAATCGTTTACCGTTTTGGAATATTACAACGCATTTGAATACATTAAGGAGCAAGCGAAAAAAGCAAGCAGAAAAAGCCAAAATAAGGCGATTTAAGGTGTTTTATTTTTCAGACGATAAATTATACATTTGAGAAAAGAAAATTGATTGTAGGGCAAATTGCCCGAAAATAACAAAAACAAATAGTCGGATATATGGCAGATAACAACAACCCAATTAAATATTCTGATTTGGTAAGCCCCGATAATTCGATTACTGATTTGATAAAGCAATTGGATGAACTTTCAGACGCATATACAAATGCGTTGAAAAATATTAGGGCGGAAGCAATTCAGTTGGCGGCGGTTCTGCAAAAGGTTTCCGGGGCAACCGAGGACGGCAGGAACACAACCAAGAAAGCCGCAGACGATGCGGAACGTTTGGCACGTGCGCAACGTGATTTGGCGTTTGCAGAAAGCGAGAACGCCAAAAAGTTAGCCGAGTTAAAATTGGCACAACAGGAAGCGAACCAAATTAATAAACTGATTGTGAAAATAAATCAATCCGCCGAGGGTAGTTATAACCGTTTATCGGCGCAATATTCATTGAATAAGATTTATTTAAACAACATGACTAAAGCCGAACGGGAAAACACCGAGGAGGGGCGAAAATTGGTTGCACAAACCAAAGAAATATACGAAGAAATGAAACGTTTGCAGGAAGCAACCGGGAAATTTCAATTGAACGTCGGAAATTATACGGAGGCGTCCGACGCAATTATTGCGTATGGCGACAAATTAAAAGAAACGTTAGGTTTAAATAGCGCATTTGGCGAAAGTCTTTTGGCGTTAGGACGTGGCGGGGCTGAAAGTAAAGCCGTTTTTACAGCTATTGGCGACGGGGCAAAAGCATTGGGAAAAACTTTGTTGGGATTACTTTCAAACCCGGTTTTTTTGGCGATTGCCGGAATTGCGGCGGCGGGTGCGGCGTTTAAATGGTGGTACGATTATAACGCCGGGTTAGTTGAGGCAACGAGATTGACGCAACAATTTACTGGGAAAAGTGGCGATGATTTGAAAGCGTTTAGAAATGAGGTGCAAGCCGTCGCAGATTCGTTCGGCGCAGATTTCCGGGAAACATTGATTGCAACAAACGCATTATCAAAACAATTTGGTATTTCTGCAAATGAGGCATTGCAGTTGGTTAAGGATGGTTTTTTGTCCGGAGCCGATGCGAACGGGGAATTTTTAGACACGTTGAAAGAATACCCGGCATATTTCAAAGAGGCTGGAATATCAGCAGACCAATTTGTTGCGATTGTAGCCCAAACAAACAAAATGGGTATCTTTTCGGACAAAGGCGTTGACGCAATTAAGGAGGCAAATTTGCGTTTGCGTGAAATGACGACGGCGACGGCGGCGGCTTTGGACGGTATCGGTATTTCGTCGGAACAAGTTCAAAAAGATTTGCAGACCGGAACCAAAACAACGTTCGATGTTATACAAGACGTTTCCGCAAAATTGGCAGAATTGCCGGATAATGCGGCAACGGTCGGGGCTGCAATTGCAGATATATTCGGGGGTCCCGGAGAGGACGCCGGATTGCAGTATTTGCGCACGTTGAAAGATATTTCAACAAACATGGATGAAGTAAAAGGGAAAGCCGGAGTTTTGGCGCAATTGCAGGAGGAACAATTGCAAAGCCAAATTGAGTTGCAAAACGCATTATCCGGGTTGTTTGACGCAACCGGAGGAAATTTTGAAACGTTGACAACGCAGGCAAAAGTTTTTGTTAACCAAGGATTGACGGCGATAATAAAAGGGGTTATTGATGTTGTCAATTACTTGATTGAGTTATACAATGAAAGTGTTTTGATACGTGCAATTTGGAATGGGATTGTTGCCGGATTCAAAACAACATTTGATACGTTGGGAAATTTGTTTGGATTCTTTATTGATATAGTCAAAGCAACCGGAACCGCATTAAAGGGGGCGTTTACGTTAGATTTTGACGACGTAAAAAAAGGATTGGCAGATTATGCGGCAGCGTACGGAAATTTGGTTAAAGCCCAAGTTAAAGACATAACAGAAAATTTCCAAGAGGGTTTGGAGGGTATGCAAAAGAAAATAAAACCGTTAACAATCCCGGTTTCTGTTGGAGATACCCCGACGCCACAAACAGACAATAAGCCCGTAACGACACAGAACCCAACCGTAACGCCAAGGGGTAAAAGCGATGCGGAAAAGGCGGCAGAACAACAAGCAAAGCAAATTGAAGCGGCTTATAAAAAGAATTTGGAGGCAACCCGGAAATTGCAGGATGCACAATTGCAGTTGGAAACCGACGAATGGGCAAAGCGTAGGCAGCAAACGCAATATCAGTATTCCCGACAGATTGAGGATTTGCAACACCAATTACAGACCGAAAAGGATTTGAACGAAACCGGACGGCAGGCGATAAACGCAACAATTACGGCGTTAGAACAGCAGCAGACAGAGGCGTTGTTGAAAATAGAGCAAGAACGGCAGTTGCAAGAATTGGCATTGCAGAAAGAAAGCATTGAATTACGTTTGCAAGCGGTTAAGCAGGGAAGCGAGCAGGAACGACAATTGCGTATGCAGTTGTTAGAGAATGAAAGACAAACAGCATTGTTGCAGAATGAGCAAAAGCCGACCGGACAACAGCAGGACGCCGGGGTAATTAATGCCGGATTTGACGTTAAGGGAAGCGCAATTGCCGACGAATATTTGCAAACGCAATTAATGATGTTTGACCAACAACAAGCGTTGGCGCAATCTGAATTTGATTTATTAAGAAATTCAGAAGCCCGGAAAACCCAATTCCGTTTGCAGGCAGAAAAGGAACGTTTGCAAAAGGTATTAGAATTGAACGAGCAAGCAGCCAATAAATTGTCAGATGTTGAAGTACAAACAATTCAAAACACAATAAAAAAGATTGACCAAGAAATTGAGCAGTCAAAAGGAGAGGAACGAGGAACAGACATTTACGGTTTGTTTGGGCTTAATTTGGACGACGACCAAAAGGAGGCAATAAGTACGTCCGTATCCTTTGCAATGGAGCAATTACAGGTATTTTTAGATGCGAAATTGCAAGCCGCCGAAGCCGCCGTAAATGCCGCCGACAAAGAGGTTGAAAGCGCACAACGCACGTTGGACGCCGAAAGGGAAGCACGGGCGAACGGTTATGCCTCAAACGTGGTTATGGCACAAAAGGAGTTGGATTTGGCAAAGCGGAACCAAGAAAAGGCGTTGAAAGAACAACAGAAAGCGCAAAAGGCACAACAGGCAATACAGACAATCCAACAAATCGGAAACCTTGTAACGGCGTCCGCTTTGATTTGGTCGCAATTGGGGTTCCCGTTCGCAATCCCGGCAATCGCTGTTATGTGGGCTTCATTTGCCGCCGCCAAAATTAAAGCCGCACAAATGAGTAAAGCCGCCGAGGGTTCGGAAAGTTACGGGGACGGTACGGTTGAATTGTTGGCGGGCGGTTCCCACCAATCCGGGGACGACGTGGATTTAGGAACCAAACCGGATGGAACCCGGAGGCGTGCCGAGGGCGGGGAATTTTTCGCCGTTATCAATAAACGTAATTCCCGCCGTTTCCGTCGTTTAATCCCGGACGTAATAAATAGTTTGAACCGGGGAACATTCCCCCAAAAGTACCTTAATGCCTACAATACCGACGGCATTAATGTAACGGTTCAACAAAATAACGCACCGGATTTGCGGGATTTAAAAGACGATGTAAGGGAGATTAAGGAACAAAACCGCCGCCGTCGTTACGTCGATGGCAACAGCAATGTTATTGAGGTTTACAAGAATTTGACACGTAAAATTAAAAATTGATATGAACCCGATTTATAGACATTCATTTGTAAATGCGTTTTTAGCGAACGGGGCGATAAGTCACATAACCGGGAACATAAACGGGAATAGTACAAAGTTCTATTATACCCGTACTTTTGTCCCGGTTGGGAATGTGTACCCCCGCAAATTGTTTCAGAATTTCACCACGCAATCATCCGGGGGCGTATTTTACGATAGCAATAAAAAGATTATCGGCGGTTGGGGGAGCGACCCGTCCGCCACAAATACGGAATTTGACATACCAAGCAATGCCGCATATATCCGGTTTAATGTAATCAAAGCGCAATACGCCAACGGGACGGCATGGTTGAGATTGGGAACGTTGGACGCCCCGAACGTCTTACAAGGTCAAACCGTGCATCCGATTTATAAGGACGATTTGGCAAAGGAGTACGAATTAGAAACCAACCAACGGTTTTATCGTGCCAAATTATCCGGCAAAATTACCTTTGTCCGGGATGATTACGACTATATAAACCGTCAATCGTTCGACAATGAATTTTTGTATTGCATTGAAAAGAGCGACGACGGCGGGCGTACATGGTTTCAATACTTTCAAGGCAAGTTTATGAAAACCGATTGCACGTTTACCGATTACGATAAAAAGGTTGTTGTACAACCGGACGCAATCGACGATTATAACGACGTGTTGGCGGGATTGGAAAAGGAATACGATTTAATAACGTTAGCCCCGACAATCCAACGGATAACGATAAACAAGCGTCCATTAATTCAAATATACGTTCCGGGGGATAGTGTTGTTTCTTGTTTTTTGGGCGGTACGAATTGGGAGCAAGACGCAAACGCCACGACCGACCAAAACGCATTAGTACAAACCTATCATTTTGCTTTGTGCAATATATTGAAAGAAATACAAATTACGTCCAACGGTTCCCCGGCGGTAATATCCGGGCTTTATACCGGACGAATGGCAACGGGTGCAAGTGCGGACGCATTCGAGGGGAAATTATACCCGGAATTGAATGTTAGTTATTATATCTATATTTCACAACAACGAATTGACGGCGTGCCGTTTGGGGTTGCATTGGTTGAGATACGCCGACAATCGGACGATGTGGCAATGTTCCGTTATCAAAAGGTTACAACGTCCCCGTTTGATACGTTGGAGTTTGATTTAACCGCCGTCGAGGGTTCCGGGGCAACCGGAACAATGCACGCCGATATGAAAAGTTATAATATATACGCCCGGTATTTGTGCGACGTGGAGAAAATCGACGACCTTAATACATATCCATTGCCCGCCGATGATATAGTTGATAATAACCGTAATTATAGGCGTGCGATTGGTTACGCAATCGACGTGGCGTTTATTTCAAACAACTTTTCAGATACCCCGACCGAGTGGGGATTAGCGGACAACGGAAAGTATTTTGCGCCGCCTTATTCCATATACGGACAAACGTTTTATCCAATCGCCCGGTCAACGTGGCGTTATGCGTCGTTGTGGTTTGGGTTTTATTTAATGGGTTGGATATTAGAGGAAAAAGCACGAAAAGCATATACTTTGCGGGATGCGTTCCCGGTTGCGTCTTGTATATCCGTTTTGCTCAATCAGATTGCACCGGGTATAACGCACGCAGCCACGGCGGAATACAGTCAATTTTTATACAGCGGTAACAACCCAATATCCGGGTTGAATTTCCGTTTGCTTGTATCACAGAAAACCAATATTATAAACGGGGAATATCAGCAACCCGCACAAAAAGCCCCGACGACCTTACAACAATTTACCAATATGTTACGGGATTGTTTTAAATGTTATTGGTTCATTGAGGACGGCAAATTTAAAATCGAACATATCCAATATTTCCGCAATGGCGGTTCCTATTCCGGCGGGGCTATATTAAGCCACGATTTGACAAAGGAATTGAATTTGCGCAACGGGAAACCGTGGGCGTTCAACACGTCGGAATATTCGTTTGATAAGGTCGATTTGCCGGAACGTTACCAATTTGAATGGATGGACGACGTTACGGCGGCATTTGAAGGGTTGCCGATACAAGTAATAAGCAAGTATGTAACGCCCGGAAAGGTTGAGGAAATTAATATATCAAACTTTACGTCCGATATTGATATGATGTTGTTAAACCCCGGCAATATAAGTTCCGACGGGTTCGCCTTGTTTGCCGCCGTTCCGCCAACGTCCGGGTCGCAATGGATATTACCATTTACCCGCCAAACTATTAACGGGGTCGAATACTTTTTGCAAAACGGATATTTGGCGTTTATCAATCTGCAATCCCCGTATTGGTTATATGATTTACCCGCCCGTCGTGTATCAATAAACGGTTCCGAGGTTTACGCATACGGTATTGAGAGAAAGAAGAAACAAACGTTTAGTTTTCCGGCAAATGACGACCCAAACCCGATGCAACTAATAAAAACGTATATCGGTAACGGTCAAGTTGATAAATTAAGCGTAAATTTATGTAGTCGAAACATTAAAGCAACGTTGAAATATGATACAGAATAACAATATAAGCGTATTGCCGTGGTACACGTCAATAGAGCAGCAGAACCACCGTAAAAGTTACGCATACGGGCAAATATACCCATTGTTCGCACCGGCTGATAGATTATTGCCGTTTCAGATAATAAGAAATACCCGTTCAAATTCTGTTACGTCTGTTATTCTATATGATAAAACCGGAAAACAAATTGCAAATATAACAACATACATGAAGGAAACCGGATTGCAAGTTGTCCGGTTTCAGTCGTTGGGATATGATGTAATATTATACCCGGCAATATTACCCATGCCGTTAAATCAGTTTGACGGAATTTATTATTTGCGGTTATCTGATGGCGTTCAAACGTGGTATTCTGAAATGTTTACGGTTGTTCAGGACGTTTCCGGTTATTTGAAAATTGATTGGTGGGACATTGAAAATTTAGTGTTTGACGCCGGACAAATAGTTTATAAAAATCCGACATTCAAAAACATGTTATATCTTTGTACCGAGTTAGGAAAACCGGATTATGAATTTGAAGAGGACGGCGAGGAAAGGGACGGTTATTTTTTCCCGGAAAAACAAATTTCGGTAAAGACGTTCAAATGTACTATATTGGCACCGGAATACTTATGCGATGTTATGCGTTTTATTCGTATGGCTGATTATATACACATAACGGATAAATACGGCAGGGAATACGATTGCGACACGTTTCTAATTACCCCAAAATGGCAGACGCAGGGAGATTTGGCGAGCGTGGAAATAGAATTTCAGACAGCAACCGTCGTTAAAAAAATAGGTCGTGGATATTTAGGGGCAAATATTGGCGATTTTAACAGCGATTACAATAATGATTTTAATAACGATTAAATTAATTAGTTATGGCGAATTATCAAGAATTAAAACAAGCGATTGCGGATGTTATAAAAACAAATGGCAATCAAGAAATTACCGGGGCAATACTTCAAAATGTATTAAAAAGTATTGTATCTGTAATTGGAGAAAATGCGACATTTGCAGGAATAGCCATACCCGGCACAAATCCCGGAACACCCGATGCAAATGTATTCTATTTGACTACAACAGATGGTATTTATGTAAACTTTGGCAATATACAAGTAAATCCAAATGAATTGGCTATAATATATACGGACAATAATATTTGGCGTGTTTATAGGCTAAATGTTCTTACAAATAAATCAATAAATGTTTATCCGGATTGGTTTGACTTTCAAAATTCAGTCGTAAAAGAAAAAAATACTCTTTTCTTTGAAAAAGTCGGAGGGTTAAATATTGCCGGATTTGATAAAAGTTTAAGATTAGGATTTTTTTCTTTTGTAAAAGGACATTCATCTTATGGGAATAGAATTGGTTTTGCATGGGAGAAAGACCAAGTTTGGCAAAGAGGTGAATTGTTGACTAATGTAAATTTCAATGCCCCATTTTTATATAAAATAGACGGCAAACAATACTATATAACAATAGATGTTTCGCAGGTTCCGGATAGTGAGACAATTTATATATCTGATGCCGGCACCGGAGAGATAAAATTGAAAATTAATGATAGATACACAAACTTTTCTGAATATTCAGACGTTTCCGGACTGAAAACCGATGTTGATGCACTTAAAACAGACGTTTCCGGACTGAAAACCGATATATACGGTAATGGTGGATTGAACTTCTTAAAAAATCCGGATGACAATTATCGTGAAGCGGAAAGGAAAATTATTTCTGCAATTAAAAATATAGATTTTTATGACGTACCGGAGGCAATAAAAAACGATGATATTTTTGTTAGAACTTTTGCCGCACAAACAGAAACAACGGGTGGTTCTTATGGGCAGTTAGTATATTTCGCAAACAAAAGGATATACAATGAAACAAACAATTGGGACATAGCGTCAATATTAATTGCGCCTAAGGTCCCATGCGACTATCAAGAACATGAATTTGATGTTACGGTTTCGTCCGGAGAAATGGCAGGGTTAAGAATTAGGGTATTAATAGATTATTCGGTTTTTGCAGGAACAGAATTTTTATACCCCACAAGAATATATAATAAAATTGTATTCAATCTATTGCGAACATGGAATGAACTGTTGAACGATAGATTGCATAAAATAGAAACGGATATATCAGAATTGCAAAAGGAAAATACATATATAATGCCGATGCAACAAAAAAATGTTGTTTTTGCGGGGTCGTCAAATGTGTGGGGCGATGGATTTTTGTTTTATTCGTATCTAAAAAAGCCAATTGATTGGTTGTATAAAAGTTCCGGAAAATATACAGCATATAATGACGTTGAAACGACAAATGGCGAAGTACAGACAAACGACGTTAAATTTATGGATGGAAAAGCCATAAAAATATCCGGAGTAGGTGCGGAAATTAAGTTTAAGCACAAAGGAAGTGAATTAAATATTTGCCAAGTGATAGAAAGAACGTCTGATTTTGCTTTAATAGGTTTATATGATGGAGATACAAAAGTTGCTGAATTTACAAACCACAACACAACAATAGGAAGCGATACAGAACAATTTTCCGGAGATGGGGCGAAAATAAAATTCAACCTAAAACGTTGCTTTACATATTCCCATGTTCTAAAGGTAAATGGAGTTTCCAAGAATATTATATTAAATACGCAAGGGTACGGCGGAACGTTCCCGGTTGGTGTTGATTGTCTTGTTATACGTTCGTTAGATGATAATGGAAACGTTATACATACATTGTATTTCAAGGAAGCACCAACAGCGGGGGCGGTAATTGATGTATCTTACAATTACGGGGAAACAATTTGTTTTGTTAAATCAACCGTTGGAGAAACAGAGAGTGGAGAAAATGAAAGTCCATACGGGGATGGAACAATTTCATACGACCCAACAAACCCGGCAAATATTAGTTCCGGTTTGGATTTTCGTTTGATTAATGAAAAATCATTTTATAAATTTTGGTTTGATTCAGATGTAGAAAGAGAAATAACCCTAAAAATAGAGGGTGGAAATAACCCGTATTTTGTATTTAATTTTGCGAGTTCCGTTTTCCATAATGTTATGAACGCAGGAATAGGAGGTTGGACAGCGGCAATTTTCAATAGTGGTTCATATATCAATAGGGCGTATTGGAATATTGCTGATTATTTCAGTCCCGATGTTGTAACAATAGGACTTACGGGAAATGATGATTGGGCAAATTATCCACGAAAGATAAAGCGTGTTTACAATGGAATAACATTAGATGAATTGAAACAATTCCCGATGTTAGAAGTAGGCGAAATTGAATATGTTGAAGAAAGTGATACATATAACGTAACAAAAAATATTGGAATAATAAAAGAGATAACAACACGCAGTCTTAAAGCCGATGAAATAATTGGTTCGGACGTTGCCAAAGGGGATTTTGTCCGAATTGGAACTTATACCGGAGATTTGCGCCAAGTACAGACCCGTAGAATTGAAACCGTTGATAATGTTCAAGGTCAAATAACATGGGCAGAACCATTGCATTTGAATGAGTTTATTTGTATAGAAACCATTGATGATTTGGTAGGGCAGGAAATTTCAATTCGTTCAATAGAACAATATATGCAACAAATGGAGTTACTAATAAGTAACATAAAAAAGATGGTTCCGAAATGCAAAATATGTCTATTCAATATTTATTATGTTGATATGTGGACCAGAGATACCGCAGAATATACATATATACAACAATGGATTGCAGAAAAATTCGATGGAACCGTATATTTCGTTGATGCGTGGAAATATGCAAGGGATTATTGCGAAAATTCGCTTCATTCAAGGGATTTTGACTTTGTAGCTGATGGAAACGATACAATAACGTTCGCTATTGACGGCGTAGGACATTGGGAAGGTATAGAAGTTTGGGTAAACAATAAAAATGTATATGGAAAAGATTGTTATCCAATAACCGGATGGTACACTACAATTGAGGATAAAACGGGAAGTGAATTAAATTGGGTTGGAACCAATAACTATTACCCACGAATTTATAAAAAAAGAAATTTTGCGATAAAATGGAAACAGAATATACCATTAACCGGAACAGCTATAAAAGTAAAATTAGCAACCCGACAATGGTCAGCAGATTATGCGCACCCGAGAGATGGAGATTATATTGACAATTCATTGGGGCGTGCTTTAGTTTATGCAATTTCAAAAATTTAAGTTATGCAAGAAAGAAACATTATCAACGGAACAACACGGCGGTTGACAACCGCACGGAATTTATGTTGTGCGAGATTATAAAGCAATAACCAAAACGGGGGCGGTTTACCGCCGCCCCTTAACTCTTTATTTATGGACGATATGGATAGAATTTTTAGTTGGGAACAATGGCGTATGATATTCGCCACGACCGCAAGCCCGTTATTTGCATATCTGACCCCGACGGCGGGGTTTATGTATGCGTTAGTTATTATGTTTGCGTTCAACATTTGGGCGGGAATGAGGGCGGACGGCGTGGCGATAAGGAATTGCAAACGCTTTTCGTTCCATAAGTTTAAGAACGCATTGGCGGAATTGCTTTTGTACGTCGTTATTATACACGTCATTTATTCCGTTATGTTGCAATGTGGCGACGACGGGGCGGCAATGATTGTTATTAAGTCGCTTACATACGTGTTCATGTATGTATATTTGCAAAATGCGTTTCGCAACTTAATTAAGGCATACCCGAAGAAAATAGCCTTACGGATAATATACCATGTTATCCGGTTGGAATTTACACGGGCGTTGCCGTCTTATTGGCAACCAATAATCGAGCGTTTCCAAAAGGAAACCGATGACGATATTATTAACGATAAAGAAAAGGAGGTAAGAAAATGAAACCTATTGTTATTTTAGACAACGGACACGGCGAAGAAACCGCCGGGAAACGTTCCCCGGTTTGGGGCGACGGTTCCCAATTGTTTGAATGGGAGTTTAACCGTGACATTGTACGCCGTATTGCGGCGATGTTAAAAGCCGATGGCGTAAAGTTTGAAATTTTGGTACCGGAGGAAACCGACGTATCATTACCGGAGCGTTGCCGCCGTGCAAACGTTATCCATGCGGATTGCGGCAACAACGCCGTTTTGTTTAGCGTTCACGGGAACGCCGGAGGCGGCACCGGGTGGGAATGTTATACCAGCGTAGGACAAACGAAAGCGGATGCAATCGCAACCGTACTTTGTAATGAGGCGGAAAAAGAGTTTGCCCCGGATGGTTGGAAAATGCGCTTTGACCATACCGACGGCGACCCGGACAAAGAAAACCAATTTTACATTCTGAAACATACGGTTTGCCCGGCGGTATTATCTGAAAACTTTTTCATGGATACCGAAAAAGATTGCCGTTTTATGTTGTCAGACGCCGGGCGTGAACGTATTGCAAAAATTCATTATGAAGCGATAAAACGTATCTTATGAAAAAATATTTAATAATAGCGGCAATTGCTTTGGCGGTTGCCGCCGCCTTTTGGGTGCAACACGTCAAAATAAAGAGGTTGACCGAGGAACGGGACAAATACCGGAGCAATACCGAAATACTATTGCAGGACGTCAAGACGTACCAAACGAAAGACAGTTTGAACGCAATCAAAGTCGGTAATTTGGAGTTGTCATTGGCGGAATACAAAAAGTACCGGGCGGACGATTTGGCGTTGATAAAGACATTGCAGGCAAAGAACCGGGATTTGGAACGGGTTACAACAACCCAAATGGAAACAATCAACGAATTGCGGGCAACCGTCCGGGATAGTGTTGTATATTTGCCCGGCGATACGGTTACGACCGTTTTACGATGCGTCGATATTGTCGAACCGTATTTTGAGTTGCACGGATGCGCCACGCCGGACGGACAATTTACCGGGACGCATATAAACCGGGATAGTCTGTTGATTGTCGAAACGGTGCAATACAAACGTTGGTTAGGTTTTTTATGGAAAACAAAGAAAATCAAAAATCGGCAAATTGATGTTGTAAGCAAGAACCCGGCAACAAAAATATTGGGCGTTGAGTTCGTAACCATAGAAAAGTAACTTTTATTGTTCATAATACCGGGAAACGGGGATTGTAACCAAGCGTTGCAACCCCGTTTTTGTTTTTGCCCGTTTTTAGCCCCGTATTTCGATTATTTTGTTTGAATGGATAAAGTCCCACCCCGGCAAATAAAGTGGCTTAAAATGAAAATTCGCCAAAAATAACTTTGCGGGGAGCCAAAAGAACCGTTTTTTGTCCGCAAATCGAAAATAAAAGAAAATTCTTTTGGTAGTTAAAATAAAATGCCATATCTTTGTGCCATGTTAATAAAACAACCGGGCGTTTTCCCGGCAACAAAAAGAGCGATACAATGAAGCCCGAAGATATTTACAACGGTTTGGAATATACAACAAAAGAAATTAACCGTACTTTCAAAATCAAAGTAAACGGCTTGTTCAACGGCAAAAAGATTAACACGTTGGTTGGCGTTTCCGGTTTGATTAAGTTAGTAGGCGTTGAAATGGCGAACAAATTATTGCGCCGTGCTTTCCGTTGTGTCAAAGACGCCGAACATTGTAAGTTGCGCCGGGGTTTGAAAATATCCTTTTATTATTACTAATCCGACCGGGCGGGTTCCCGGAACCAAATAAATTTCAAATATGGAAACAAAGAAAAGAACACAGGCGACGGACATTGCCGAGATTGCAACCAAGTTAGACGGCAAAGTTAAATTTTCGTCAATCATTTACAGCCAAAAAATGTTGTCGGAGAAATACCGGGAAACAGGGGTAAACGATATGTATTTTATCGGCAAAAAATTTGGGTTGTGGTTTTATACAAGCCGGGCGGCATTAGATAGCCTTTGTTATCTGCAAAACCCTAAATTCCCGACGTGGGTATTGTGCGAAAATTCATTGAGTTTGTACGAAATAAGATAATAACCCGCCGGGGGTTCGTCCCCCGGCACAATAACAAAGATTATGGCAAAGTATATTTTGAGCAAGAAAGCGAAAGGCAAAAAGTATCAGTACACCGTTACCGACGAAAAAGGCAACGTTATTTCAACAAGAACGTCCGCCCGTGATTATGTGGCGTGTACCGCCAACGGCGAATTTTATTTTGGGCGGTTGGACTTAATCGGCAAAGGCGACCACGGCAAAGGGTTGAGCCGCACGACGGAAATATTGGCAAATCCCGAACGGGCGTATAAAAAGCAAGTCGCATACTTTGTGCCGTCTTATCGGAAAGAATGGATTGCCGAGAACCCCGCCGACGAATGGATTGCCCGCAATGTTAATTGGGCGACCGAACGCCAAAAAGAATTAAACGCAATCGCATATTTACAGCCGGGGGAATAACCCCGGCTTTGCCTGTTATGGATATACGATTGACAGAGGAACAACGGGAAATATTGAGCGGTCGAATTTGCCCGTATTGCCACGTTCCGACCGAGTACAAAAATAGTATTGAGGTTTACGGCGTTGATTATGGAATGATTTATTATTGTCCCCAATGCGGGGCGTATGTGGGTGTTCATAAGGGAACCGACCGGGCAAAGGGTCGATTGGCAAACGCCGAGTTGCGCCGATGTAAGATTGAAGCGCACCGATATTTTGATGAATTGTACAAACGTGGACTAATGAGGCGACGGGAGGCGTACAAATGGTTATCCGACCAATTGGGATTACCCCCGGAATATACGCATATTGGAATGTTTAACCCCGAAACGTGCGCAAAGGTCGTGGACGTTTCAAAAAAGTATTTATTAACCATGCGATTTGCATTAAGACGACAGGATAAAATAAAAGCGCATTTTGAACCCAACGGGGACGAAATGTTGAACCGGATAAAAGAGAGTTTAACCCGGTTTTTTGCCGCCGACCGTTCGGAGTTCCCGGAGGGATACCGGGAAATTGAGGACTGTTTTAACCAATTGCCGGGGGAACCATACCCGACCATTGCAATAAACGACGTCGGTAACGACGACCGAATGATTGAATTTTATGTTACCGGAAAACAATACGACGTTTACCACGTCGCATTTAAGGGGTTTACAAAGTGTTAAGATATGGAAAGCGTAATTATTGAGGAAATGCGGGCGTTCTTACGATTGGATTTGCCCGACCGACAAAGACAATATTTTACCGATACAATCGCCGCCGCAAAACGTGTTGAGGTCGTAAAAGCGGCGGACGTATTCGACGAACGGGAAATTGAATTGATACGCCGGACGGTTCGCCCGGTAGTCAAAGAGTGTTATAAAAATGCGCATTTGCTGACGTTGTTATTTCCCGACCGGGTGCAATACGTTGAGGGCAAAACGAACGTATTTATACCAATCGACCACGCATTTAACCGGGTCGGGAACAAATATATTGACATTACGTTTGAGTTCGCATTGGGGTTAGACCCAACGCAATACGAATATGTGGCGTTTGGGGAATATCCGGCGGGCGTTATTGAGGAAATAACCGACCAAACGGGATATTATGGCAATATATACCGATTTTGTTATTGTGCGGCGCAAATGGCGTTGGAAAAGATGAACCCCCGGACGTAACAGATACGCCGGGGGTTCGGTACGCAGTAACCGAGAGCGATTTTTGGTAATGCGGTATTGCAAAGGTAGGTTAAAAATCGGATATTTCACGCACCCGGCAAAAATGATTTCGCAAAACAAAGATTATATTTTTGGTAATTAAAAAAATCTTTCTACCTTTGCAGAACAAAAGATTAACAGCCTACCCGGAGGGATACCGGGAAATGATATGAAAATAAAAG